CAAAGGACTCGTTCTCTACCACACCCCACAGAGATGGCATTGGGGTATTCGGGGTATCGCAACCAAGGTAACCATCTGTCAACCAGACGATTGCCCGAGCGTCGATCTTGTGTTCCTTGATGTAGTCGACAACAACATCAGGAGTAGTACCGCCACCGCCCTTGGGGTTCATGAGCGAAGCGATCTGTTCGTAGTCAGCAGGCTTGAATGCTTGGTCACCACATACACTGGTGTCCCACCACAACACACGCACACCCGCAGGCTTGGTGATGTTGCAGATGCGAGCGATCTCACCGAACAGCAGACGATAGTAAGGATACATAGAGCCCGATGTGTCGACAGCAAGTATCAACTCACCGACTGACTCTGTGAAGTGTGATGGCATAACGAAGCCCGAAGCGAGCAAGCGCTTGTTGGGAGGACAGAAGCGTGAGTTGTCATCACCCGCAGAGATAGAGCTAATCCATTCCTGCAATGCTTGCTTCCAGTCAGTCATGCGTTCCTTGGCAGTGCCTAGGATGTCACGACCACCGCCCTCTTTACCCGCAAGCTTACGTGCAAGTATCTCGCCCTGACGATTGGCATCGTCGATCTGCTTGCCTAGCTTCTCTTGCTCGACTGGGTTGTCATCGAACTCACCATCCTCATGCGCATCGAGGGGCTCATCGAAGTCACCGCCGTTGCCATCACCCTCGCCCTCTTTGGGTTCCTTACGCCCATTCTTGAGCATGTCGTTGAGTACCTGCGGGAATGACCAACCGAAGTACTTGCGGTCAATGCACAACGACTCAGTAGGACGCTCGACAAACTTGAAGTCGGGGTCGAGTTCCTCGATCAATGCATTGACCACATAGTCATGTGCTATGTTGGTAAGCTTGGGCATCTTGCGTGTGTACTCTTTGAACAAGATGCAATGCTTGAGTGCAACGTGAAAGTTCTCGTGCAGTACAAGGTAGCGCATCTGCTTGCGGTTGAGTGGGGCAATGAAGTCAGCGCCATACTTCTTGTCACGACCATTGGTAGCGGCAGTAGGTATCTTGGTAGACACTTCGCTCTTGCCTAGCATGATGACGCCAGACAGCAAGGCGAATTTAGGGTGACGCATACAGTCAATGTTTGCGGCTTGTACTCTCTGATTGAGAGTCATCTTCTCATAGCTCATAGTGCTTCTCCTGTTTTGTTTAAAGAAATTATAGCATAGGTTGTCAAAGACTTGACAACCTATCGGAAACCCTGACGGTGTCAGGTGTGGATATTACTACGGGGGTATTCAGAATGTTTCGGGAATTGTTTCACCTCCTCTGGTTTCTTCATTGAGTTGCTACCAACGTATTTGTGTATCCTGTCAAGGATGGCACGCCTGAACTCGACCATCTCGATGGGCTTGGCTAGCTCGTCGACTGTGCTATTTTTATTACCATTCTGTCGGCTATACCAAGAGCCACCCACTTGAAAGTCGGACTGTTGCATACCGCGCTTGGATGCGATGATGTCGTACGCTTTCTGACACATCTCAAAGAACACGTCGATGTCCTGTTGCCGTGGCTCGGGGTCAGTCCACATCTCTTGTATCGCCATGTAGTATGCGCGGTTGTACCCCTCGCCACCGAACTTCTGACCGAGGCGATAGTTGATGTCGCACGAAGCTTTGAACTCTGGCATACGCATCTGTGCAAGCATGATGTAGGGCTCGAAGTGTGTGGCAACACGTTGCTTAAACTTGCGGACATCGGTGTCCGCGACTAGTCGGTAGTGCGGTGTGTGTCGTGAGCGTGTGGGGTCTAGCACGCCATCGACATAGTACGCGTCCAAGCTGAACGGCACCCCCTCATCGTGCATGAAGTGCTCGGTGTAGATCGGCATGATGATTGACTCGTCGCTGTACATGTCGTCGCTATCACGTTGCCTGTTCGCACCAACGTCAACGCGTAGTGTGTAGTACATGAACTGCTTACTGGTCTGCGATGAGTGACCCATGTACAACCTACGCTCGACACGCTTGCCGTCCTCTACCTTGGGCTCGTAGAACCGCGCCATCACAGTCTGATACAGCTTGACGTCGAAGTACTTGCCGTACTCGTTACTGCCCTCGATGAGTCTGTGATGTGCCACAGGTCTTGGGTCAAGTGGTCGCTCGTTGGGTTGCCACTTACTACTGCGTACTGCACCTCGCATTGCGAATGTGCCTACTGCTTCGTCATAGTTTTTACATACGTATGCCATGATAATTACTCCTGTTCTAAAGTTGATGTTGATTCCCCTTCGGGGATTGTTGGGAACTCTGCGCGTATCTCGTGGACTGTGCTGACGTACTCATACAAGTCACCTACATCATCGTCCTCGTCCACCTCTTCCGCGCCGTCCTCGCCGACTGTTGTTATCCTATACCTACCTCCCTTCTTTCCATAAATTGATACTGCATCTTTCATGATCTGAAGATGCGCTTGTACATCCTCAAAGGATTCGTACCACTTAACGCTGTACTGCACAAAGGTAATGATTGGGCAGTTCTTGTACCCATACTCACACTCATTGATTGCCTGCGTTACTATCGGTTCGTTCTTCGCAAGCATCAGCGTTACAAAGTTGTCGCGTGTCTCAATGTCATCGAACTTGATGACATACGCTACGTCTGATCTATATCCCATGATGATCTCCCTCTATTAAAGTGCCGTTGTTATCAAAGCGCCATCCGTTGATGTCGCACACGTTTATGAAGCGCTCTTCACTTGTGTAAGCTTCGTACTCTTCTTTGAGTTGTTTGTATATGCCATCGGCATAAGCGCGTGCTCTGCTCAGCACCCACCCATCGAGGTCATTGAACATGTGATCGGTATCAATGGAGTTGGCTAGCTCTTTCACATTAGCGCCCTCCAAGATACCTCTGTCCATAACTGAGTCGTCATCTGCATAGCTGATGCGATCATCTAAGCCCTCGGTAACCATAGTCCCGCTGTGGCTGTAATAGAACGCATGCCTGTTGACGTTGACCTTCTCTTCACACCACCCATCTTTGATTAACTCTCTCAGTACAACGTACTGTGCAAAGTCTTTCGCGTCTGGGTCATTGTGATACTCGATGAAGTCCGCGAGATCAACGTAGCCAGTCCATGATGCGCCATCACCTTGCGATGAGAAGCCGTTGAACTGAACTTCGTTGATTGAAAACCCCCTTGCGGGGGCTTCCTCTTTGGCTTGCGCAATCACCTCTTCATACCAATCATCAGGCGGGTCACCATACTTGCTGATTGCCTGTTGCTTGGCATAGTTAGAGAGTTGTTGAAACGCAAGGGATTGCGTTGTTGTTTCCATGGTTCCTCCATTAGTCTACTGTGACGCTGAACGTGATGTTGTCCTTGATGGACGCTGTGATTACATCTGTGAAGTCGAAGTCGTTGATCGCGTCATTGACTGCCTCGTTGACCTTGTCATCGAAGTCGAAGTCGTTGATCGCAGTACTTACTGTGTCGTCTATGTCTGACTCGCTGATGTGATACTCACTATCGTTGTGTACGCTGATCGCATCTTCTACAACGTCTACTGCTATGTCGCGCATCTTCTTCTCGAAGTCACTGTCAATAACTCGCATGGTGTCGTGGCTAGCCATGATCTCTGACACTTGCTTCTGCACAATGCCGTTGATGTAGTTCTCAACAAGCGCCATAAGCGTGGTCATCAGCATCGATGTTGGCTGAATGGGTGCGACTGTTTGAGTTGCTGTGTCTGTTTGATTAGTTTGTTCCATGATAAATCTCCAAAAAGTTGCGGACGTTTTGTCCGCGAGTTAAAAATAAACGAAAAAAGCAGGGATGACCGATCCCTGTATTACCCTCCTCTCCAGTAAAAAAGATCCAGTACCAAGACGATGATGCCCAAGAGCATCACGACGCGTTCAAGTTTTTCCCATCTATCGTGCATTGCGTATCTCCGTTAAGTGGTACTTGTAGATGTTGTGTCCCATGAGCGTGAAGCTCTCGCCATAGGTGCGTAGTAGGTAGCTGAGACTACCCGCCGTGAACTCGGAGGATGTGAACCCTTTCAAGTCGTATGCCGCAAAGCACATCAGGAAGTCGAGCAGTTGGTAGTCGTCCTCTTTGATAGGCTTGATGCGTGGGGGTCTGAACTTGATGGGCTTGGGCGGTGGCTTGTAGATGAATGGGTTGTCCTTGCCCCATTGCACCCATAGTTTTTTCGTTGGCTTAGTTATCATCATTCTGTTACCCCCATGCGTAGTGCTATCTCAATTAGTGCAGGGTCGTACCCATACCCTTGCTCGTATGACGCCCAGCTTGGGTCAAACCAACTGATAAGCTCGTTCAACTCCTCGTTAAGCTCGAACGCTATGCGTTTGTTCTCCGTCGTTAGCGCCTCGTCGTGGCTTATCGCTAGTGTCAGCGACTGCGCTCGTTTCAATAGTTCTTCTAGCTTAGTCATACTGTGACTCCTCCATCTCGCCTTCGTCCAGTTCATCGGCGCAGTACTGATCGTCGTAGCTGAGAATCTTTTCAGAACAGATACGCAAGTCACGCTCTTCTACTGACTCGTCAGGGTATGTACGTTTGGCATACACCCTCGCGTCTTTCTCGGTGCGCCACAGTGTAGGCAGGCTTTGCTCATCGTCATCCTCCAGTACCCACCACACCTCGTTGACTACCTTATCGTACATCTTCAGACCGCACATCTTGCAGTCAAGTCTTATTTCATTCGTCATGTTCAGCTCCTTGTAGTTTGATTGAGTTCAATACATAGTTGAGTCGGTTGAATCGCTCTTGCACTTGCCCGATCTTGTAGTTACGAAACTCTACGTCAGCGGTTGAGTAGCGTGTATCCACGTAGTGGCGTACATCTCCGCGTCTCTCGATGTGCTCATGTATGGCAATGGCTACTGCCTCTGCCTGTGCGATAGTTAGTTTTAAATGAATCATTTAGTTACCTCCATTTCTTCTACATCGTATGCCTGACATTCAGCGGTGTTGTAGCAACGCGTCGGGTCAAAGGCGTCCCTCATCAAGTCCTCTGCCTCAGCTTTCGTATCGGCGTTGACCTCGATCTCTTGTGTGTATGACACAACTAGTGTTCCTCTCCATCGTTTCATTTCTTCTCTCCCTTTTTGTCTCTGATTGCTATTGCCATTGCCGTAAGCTTCTTATGCAATGCCTCGAACTTGTCGTAGTACTCGGGGTCTTCGTCGTTGTGTTGAGCGTGAGCCCAAGCAATCTCGGACAAGTCCCATAGTTCGTCTTGTGTTAACTTCATCTTCTTTCTCCTTGAGTTGTTGCGGACAAATTGTCCGCGAGTTGTGCCCCATCGGGGCGGTACTTGATTAGCAGGGGTATCTTCCCTGCCTTGTATATAGGCGGTAGTCGCGCCCACATCTCGCGCACTATGGTGAACACGTTGTCGCCTAAGTAGTCAGCCCACCTTGCGCTCTGTGGTCGGCGTGGGTTAGTGGCATGGCTCAGTTCGATGTGAGCCTTCTCATGCTTGAGAATCGCGTGGTACTCGAAGTAGAACTTGTCTTTGCCGCCATAGCCCTTGTTTCTGGCGTATTCATACGCCCTCTTTGCGCTGACGATCTCTCGGGTGATGGGCGCTAGTGCGGTGCGTAACTCCACCTTCCACACCTTGAGCCATCGCTTGCGGGATGCGATAGCTTGCTTGTTGTGTGCGTCTCGCTGTCTTACTATCAACAGGTTCTGTGCAAGATATGCGTTGAGGTCGCCTGTCTGCACCTTGTTGTGCAGGTCTTTCTTGGTCAGCTTGCTCGTTGGTTTGCGCTTGGGGCGACACGCTTTGCATAGCTTGGAGGTTATCTCCATGCGCACATTGCCTGCCCTGCCCCATGCTTTTGACTGTGCGTACGTTGCGAGGTACGTGAACTCTTTGAGGGGGCGCGACTCCCCACACTTAGCGCATGTTTTGATTTGCATACTATTTCCTTACAGTTTAAGGCTAACTGACCCACTTGTTTCTTGAGCATACCCACCACTTGTATGAGCATACCCACTAGGGGTGTGTCAGCGGAGACCCGCATGAATACTGGTGTTGCATTGTAACTGACCACAATACCTACCATTTTTCAAGAACACTAAGACTAAGATAAATACGAGGACAACAAGACACACCCAGCAACACACAGATATATATATCTAAATGAAAATTGTATTTATATATATAGGTATTGTGGACGTGGACATCGCAATCGCTAGCATCCATGCGGGTTACGCGATACCCTCGTGTGTGTCCAGTTGTGTCAAGTGGTGGGTATGGGCAAAAAAACAACACTTTTACCTCACTTCTCCACAACACGTTGTGGAGAGATAGTTGCGGACAGATTGTCCGCGAGTTAGAGGAGGCGCAGTTGCTTGGACTCACGCTTGATCGCCTCCCATTCATCCATGCCTTCGATGATGCGTTGCTCACGCAGTTGTGCCTTGTGTTGCATGAGGGCTTTGTGGTTGCGCTTGCCTAGCTCGACCATCTCCACATACTGTTGGCGTAGCTCTTTCATTTGAGAGAGGGCGTAGTGTTTGTTCTTGGATGACTTGCTCATGATGTTATTCCTTTGAGATAAAGATTAAGAATAGACCGCCTGTGGCGTAGCCTGCAAGCATGAGTAGTGCTTGGCGTATGAAGTTGCCGTCTGTGTCCCAGCCTACGTAGACTGAGCCGAGCAACATGGTTGTGAATACGAGGGTGCAAAATCTATCTGACATGATTATTCCTTTGGTAAGAGTGAGAGTAGCTTGTTGCCCTCGATGGCGAGGGTTGCACGAACATACGCACGAGCGTGCTCGTCGTCGACTGAGAGCGCACACTTAAATGCGCCAGTTCGTTCCTCGTTGTAGGAAGTGCGGTAGGTAAAGATGTATGTTTTAGTCACGATGAATACTCCTGTTGGACATTAAAAGAAACAACGGGCAAACCTCGCCCGCTGAACTGATTGAAAAAACTCGCGGACAAGTTGTCCGCATCAGGCTTTCAGTTGCATCGTGGTGAAACGACGCTTCTCACTGGCGCTGAGTGCTTGCCACTTCTTGAACAATGCGCTGACTGGGTCAGTCTTGTTGGCGGTAGCTTTAGGAGTCTTAGGCTTGGGCGCATCTGCCTTGGGGTAACACACTTCCAAAACCCGATTCATTGCTCGCTCTGCGTTAGTGTCACGCTTCACGAACGTCATGCCACGTTGTCCCATCTTGATAGGTTCGTTGTTGTGGTTCTTAGAAGCCCAGTCCATAGCGAAGGGCTTTGCCTCTGCACGAGATGCGATGCCCAACTCCATCAGCCTGACGGCAAAACTGGCGGACGACTTGTCCGCATCATTGAACACAGCGTAGACGGCAACACGATTGAATGACTTAGTCATAGATAACTCTCCAAAAGAAAAAGCCTCGCAGACGGGCGAGGCAACCTCTCGGTTGGGCAACCCCCAACCGATGCATCTAGTATACCACAACAGGTTGCCAAATACACTTGACACCCTGTATTCCCTGTGAGCCGAACCCCACCCTACCCCCACCAAGCCCTATTGGGGTGTGCCGTGGCGTCATGGTGTGAACACTGTTTCGTAACCACGATTTAATTTTAAAAAAATCCGAAGTACCCCCCACTGTACAAAAACACAGCACCCCCGTAAAATTTTATAAAAATTAAAAAAACCTCGAGGCAAAAAAAAGCCCCACCAGCGTCAACTAGTGGGGCAAAGATGGCAACTGGAAACCATCAAGGAGAAGCAATGACTTGCGCCATCACCGAAAAGGAGTGTACACTCCCGCCAACGAGGAAGCAACTGAAAAGGATTCCTACGCATGTTAGATCACTTGGTGCATTTTGAACCTGAGGTCACCACTCGGGGAAGCTTTAAAAAACTGGACGACGCGACGCCCAGTGATACTCTGTCGGCGCAAGTTGCTACAGAGCAGTGGTTAGCAGAGATGGGTGTGGATGACGACGAAGTAGTCGCTAACCAACAACAGACACAGGCTGCGCGAAAAGCGTTCAACGCCGTAACTACCAACACTGACAGCGCCGATCAAAAGGCAAGCCTTGCAGAACTAAAAACCCCAGCGGCTGTAAGACATCTGACAGGTATGTTGGCTGCGTACGACTGGCAGTTTATAGATATGGCGCAGGAGATCAGGGGCTACACCGTGGCTAAACTGGTTGAAGAGACGAAATCCCCCAACGCCAACATCCGTCTGAAAGCCTTGATTGCGCTAGGCAAGGTCACGGAAGTCGGGCTGTTTACTGAGCAGATTGAGGTCAAAAAGATTGAGATGTCGGATGCGGAAGTTGAGCAGCGCATCAAAGATAAGTTGGCCAAGTTCATGGGAGTGATAGACGTGGTGGACGTTTCCGAGCGCCCAGACGATAGTCCAGAAGAGAAGAATGATGGGTCAGATGGACTTTGAGCAGTTCACTTCTATCAGCAAGGTGGAGCTTGAGGCCATCCAGAAGGCGCTTCCGTTCATGAGTCTAAAAGACAAAATAGAACTCCTCGACGATATAGAAGTGCGCGAACGACGCGCCAGCCTTACAGCCGCTAAGACAAACATGTTGGGCTTTGCAACTTCTGTGTACCCCGGGTTTAAGATTGGCCCCCACCACAGGAAGCTGGCTAAGATTTTTACGGACGTGGTTGAGGGCAAGAAAAAGCGGGTGATTATCAACATCGCGCCACGTATGGGTAAGTCTGAGTTCTCCTCTTACCTGTTCCCCGCGTACTTCCTTGGCAAGTATCCCAACAAGAAGATCATCATGGGCACGCACACTGCGGGTCTGTCTGAGGACTTCGGTCGGCGCGTACGTAACTTGATTGACTCTGAGGAGTACCGTGATGTTTTCCCACAAACATTGGTGGCAGACGATCAGAAAGCTGCCGGTAAGTGGTCTACAAGCGCTGGCGGTCAGTACTATGCTGCTGGTGTCGGGGGCGCTCTTGCTGGTCGTGGTGCTGATCTGTTCGTTATTGACGATCCTCACTCGGAGCAGGACGTTAAAATTAATAGTCGACTGGCTTTTGATACCGCATGGTCGTGGTTCCAGACGGGCCCGCTCCAACGTCTGATGCCGGGCGGTGCGATCATCATTGTGATGACGCGTTGGTCGCTGCTAGATCTGACTGGGCGCTTAATTGACTACCAAGCAAAGAATCCTGACTCGATTCCGTGGGAGATTGTGGAACTTCCGGCCATTTTGAACGAGGACGAGGACAACGAGAAGTCGCTTTGGCCCGAGCAGTGGCCACTTGATAGCTTAAAAGCTACAAAAGCGTCAATTGATCCCCGATATTGGAACGCGCAGTACATGCAGCAGCCAACATCGGAGAACTCTGCCATCGTTTCACGCAGAATGTGGCGTATTTGGGAGCCGGATGACCCGCCAAAGTGCGAATACATCATCCAGTCGTGGGATACGGCGTTTGAAACCAAGAATACATCCGACTATTCCGCCTGCACAACGTGGGGCATCTTCTACAACGAGGAAGAAAATGACTCCCCCCAGCTTATCTTACTGGATGCGTTTAAAGATCGCATGGCTTTCCCTGAACTTAAGGTGGTGGCGCTTAAGCAATACAAGGAGTGGGAGCCTGATGCGTTCATTGTGGAGAAAAAGGCGTCCGGGGGGCCGTTGATTCAGGAACTCAGAGCGTTGGGGATCCCAGTGCAAGAGTTTTCCCCCAGTCGTGGTAACGACAAGATGGTGCGAGTGAATGCGGTTGCGGATTTGTTCAGCAGTGGTAAAGTCTGGGCACCTGACACACGCTGGGCACGAGAAGTAATTGAAGAGTTGGCCGCGTTCCCAGTTGGGGAGCACGACGACTACGTGGACACGACAACACAGGCGCTGCTACGCTTCAGGCAAGGCGGCTTTATTGCTTTAGACACGGATGAGAAAGACGACCTCGAAATCTTTCGCCGTAGGAAAACCGAATACTACTAGGAACACACATGGCAACGAACATCGACAAAGCGCTGTACCAACAACCAATGGGCATTGACGCGCTGGGCGAGCAGGAATCTCCACTTGAGATTGAGATTGTTGATCCCGAAGAAGTCACCATTGGTATGGACGGGGTAGAGATCACCATCACGCCCGGAAAAGATGACGGCAAAGAAGATTTCAGTGATAACTTGGCCGAGTACATAAAAGACGGCACCTTGCAATCCTTGGCTGGTGACTTGGTGTCTGACATTGACAACGACAAGAATGGTCGCAAGGATTGGGAGAAAACATACGTTGACGGTCTGAAGCTGTTGGGCTTACAGATTGAAGAACGCACGGAACCGTGGAACGGCGCATGCGGTGTGTTCCACCCCATGATTACAGAAGCTGTTGTGCGCTTCCAAGCTGAGACAATTACTGAGACGTTCCCAGCCCAAGGGCCTGTGCGTAGCAAACTCATCGGCAAAGAAACGCCAGAGATGAAAGAAGTTGCGTCTAACGTTGAAGACGACATGAACTACGAGTTGACGGAAGTCATGACGGAGTACCGCGCTGAACACGAGCGCATGCTCTGGTCACTGCCAGCCACAGGCTCCGCATTTAAAAAGGTGTACTATGATCCCAACTTGGGACGCCAAGTGTCGATGTTTATTCCTGCGGAAGATATGTATCTGCCGTACGGCACAACAGATTTGGATACTTGTTACCGCATCACGCACGTCATGCGCAAAACCAAGAATGAGATCATCAAGCTTCAGCAAGCAGGCTTTTACATTGACGTTGATTTGCCTGACGCCCCCAGAGACTTGACAGACATTCAGAAAGCCAAGGACAAAGAGACAGGCTTTAGTGATTTGAATGACGACCGCTACACCCTGTATGAATGCCACGTAGATTTGAACCTTGAAGGTTACGAGGACAAAGACGACTCTGGTGAAGAGACCGGCATCATGTTGCCATATGTTGTCACGTTGATTAAAGGCTCTAACGACATCCTGTCAATTCGCCGCAACTGGAAGGAAGATGATGACCTCAGACTCAAGCGCCAGCACTTCGTTCACTACCAATATATTCCGGGTTTTGGAGCTTACGGCTTCGGGCTTTTCCACCTTATCGGAGGCTTTGCTAAATCCGCTACGTCCCTCATGCGTCAGCTTGTCGATGCAGGAACGCTTGCTAACTTGCCCGGCGGACTTAAGACACGGGGACTGCGAATCAAAGGTGACGACACACCAATCGCACCCGGAGAGTTCCGTGACGTAGACGTTGGCTCGGGCACGATCCGCGACAACATCTTGCCACTGCCATACAAAGAGCCAAGCCAGACGCTGTTTAATTTGATGCAGACCATCGTTGATGAAGGCCGCCGGTTTGCCGCGACCGCTGACATGAAAGTGTCGGATATGTCTGCGCAAGCTCCTGTTGGTACAACGCTGGCGTTGTTGGAGCGCCAGTTAAAGGTGATGACTGCGGTGCAGGCTCGTGTGCACTTTGCCCTGAAGCAAGAGTTCAAACTCTTGAAGAACATCATCCGCGACTACACCGATCCAGACTACACATACACACCTGAGTACGGCACTCGCAAAGCTAAGAAAGCCGACTATGACTTGGTGGACATTATCCCCGTGTCAGACCCCAACGCTGCGACCATGTCTCAGCGCGTTATCCAGTATCAAGCCGTCATTCAGATGGCGCAGATGGCTCCAGATATCTATAACTTGCCAGAACTTCATCGCGGGATGTTGGGCGTCTTGGGCATCAAGAACGCTGAAAAACTTGTACCAATTGAGGACGATCAAAAGCCAACAGACCCAGTGCAGGAGAACCAGAATGCACTCAAGGGTAAGCCGCTCAAAGCGTTCTTGCATCAAGACCACGCTGCTCACATGCAAGTGCACATGATGTTGTTACAAGACCCGATGATGCAGCAGTTCATTGGCCAGAACCCACAGGCTCCCAAGATCATGGGCGCAATTACGGCGCACATTGCAGAGCACGTTGGTTATCAGATGCGCCAGCAGATTGAGCAGCAGCTGGGCATGCCACTGCCTCCCGAAGACGAGAAGTTGCCACCACAGGTGGAGATCGCGTTGTCCGGCATGATGGCTCAAGCGGCCAACCAAGTGCTGATGCAGAACAAAGCCAAGGCTGCGCAGATGCAGGCACAGCAACAGATGCAAGACCCAGTCATGCAGTTGCAGATGCAAGAACTCCAACTCAAAGGCCAAGAGCTAGAGTTGAAGAAACAAAAGATCATGATGGACGCTGCTGCCAAGGCCGACGCACAGGCTTTGAAAGAGCAAGAAGTCAGCGGCAAACTGGAGTTGGAAGCTCTTCGCACAGGTGCGCAAATCAAAGAGAGCGAATTCAAGCAACAGTTTGAACAAGAACGTGCTGGCATCCAGATGGGTGCTGACATCGCAAAGAGTAAAGCCCAGATGGATTTACAAGCGCGTACTACTGCGCTCTCAAACAGTAGGAACCAGCGTGAGCCTAAATCATGATCCAAGACTTCGTACGCGTATTACGTGAAAAAATGCGCACTGACATGAACAACTATGCCGATGACTTGGCGGGTGGTTCATGCCGTACTTTTGAAGAGTACCAAAAACTCTGCGGGATTATTCAGGGTCTAGCCCTCGCAGAGCGTTATCTACTTGACCTTGCGCAGAAAGTTGAAGAATCAGATGAGTGATCTTGATCTATCCCCCGGTGCTTTTGCACTGCCTGAACCCATCCAGCCTCTGGATGCTCCTGAAGCTACTGACGAGCAGAAGGCCACGCAACTCCCAATCCCCACAGGTTGGAAGATTCTTTGCGCGGTACCCGACATCTCTGAACGAGTGGATGGTACAAGTCTGGACTTAGTCCGGCCTATTGAGAGCATGCGCCAAGAAGAAACAGCAACCACTGTGTTGTTTGTTTTAAAAGTTGGCCCCGATGCGTACAACGACACCGCCAAGTTTCCTAACGGAGCATGGTGTAAAGAGGGCGACTTTGTGTTAGTACGTACTTACTCCGGCACAAGATTCAAGATCTTTGGCAAGGAGTTCCGTCTTATCAACGACGACCAAGTTGATGCTGTTGTGCAAGACCCTCGCGGCCTGACCCGCGCTTGAAAGGAAGAATATGGCTGAACCGTACAAGTTCCCCGACGAAGTCGAAGACAAGAAGACCAATGAGGTTGAGTTTGAGATTGAAGGGGTGGATGATGTAGAGATTGAAATTGAAGATGATACGCCCGAGCGCGACAGAGGCCGCAAGCCTCTAGACCGTGAAGTGCTGGATCCAACCGATGAAGAAATCGAGTCCTATTCTGACAAAGTCAAGGGGCGCATTAAAGAGTTGACCCACGCCCGTCACGACGAGCGCCGTGTCAAAGAAGCCACGATGCGTGAGAAGCAAGAGCTTGAGCGTCTTGCACAGCAGTTGATTGAGGAGAACAAACGCCTCAAACAAAATGTATACACAGGACAAGAAGCTATCATTGAGGGCGCTAAGTCAAAAGCCGATTCTGAGTTGGTTATGGCAAGGCGTAAACTTAAGGAAGCCCAAGAGTCCTTCGACACGGATGCCATCATTGAAGCCCAAGAAGCTGTGATGGACGCAAAGATTCGTGCAGAACAAGTAAAAAATTATCGTCCAACCCCTTTACAGGAAGATAATTTTGAGGTACAAACGCAACAAGCCCAACCTTCAAGGGTTGAACCGGACGAAAAAACTCTGCGCTGGCAGGCTAAAAACCAGTGGTTCGGACA